AAAATGTTAATTATGAAGATAGTTATGCTGGGAGTTTAACAGATACAAGAAGAATAACATATAGTTTAAGTTTTACAGCAAAGATATACCTATATGGACCAATCAGTACATCTGCCGTAATTAAGAAAGTATCGGCTGATTTATATGACAACACATCTGACCAAGGCCCTTCAAGAAAAGAAAGAGTTACTGTACAACCAAATCCAACATCGGCTGATAAAGACGATACTTATACATACACTACAACATTAGATTTTTTTGATGATACTTTAAACTATGATGAAGAAACAGGCAATGATGTCTGATTAATTATATAAAAAATTATGAGTAATATTGATGACAAACTAAATGAAGTTTTGAATATTGCAGCTGATGTTTTGCCTGCAACAACTCCAGAAGAACCCACAGAATTAGTCGTACCACAAGACAAGGATCCAGATGTTGATTTTGAAACAGGTAGAGAAAACCTCTATAAACTGTTAGATAAGGGCAATGATGCAATAGACGGCATACTAGCATTAGCGAAAGAAGGAGAACATCCTCGTGCTTATGAGGTTGCAGGACAACTGATAAAAACAGTTGCAGATGTTTCTAAAGATTTACTTGAAATGCAAGAAAAATTGAAGAAACTTAAAGAAGTGCCCAAAACAGGACCAAAAAGTGTTACTAACGCATTGTTTGTCGGTTCAACGACAGAATTACAAAAATTATTAAAAGATAAAAAACAAAATGGATGATGATAATACTTTAGATATACAACAAAATGTTGGTGATGTCGGAGGAGATTTTACAAAAACTATTGTCGTAGGTGATGATATAGATTTTGCTGATGATGGCGCTGGCGCTGAAATGGGCGATGTCGAAGCAGTAATAGATTTAACTTATAATATATTTCAGTATATTCCAGAATTGATTTTTGTTTCAATCTATGGACTGATTATGTATTCTGCTGTACTTTTAATAACTAGAATAATAAAAAAATAATGAGTAATAAAGAGCAATATTTAGGAAACCCTAATTTAAAAAAGGGTCATACTAAAACTAGGTTTACAAAAAAACAGATTGAAGAGGTCATCAAATGTTTAGATGACCCAAAATATTTCATTTCAACTTATTTGAAAATTGTTACAATCGATAAAGGTCTTGTGCCTTTTAAGATGTATGATTTTCAGCGGACAATGGTCGAAACTTTCCACGATAATCGATTTACGATTTGCAAATTACCGAGGCAGAGTGGAAAATCAACAATCATTGTTTCTTACCTCTTACATTATGTTTTGTTTAACGATAATGTAAATGTTGCAATCCTGGCAAACAAATCCTCAACTGCGAGAGATTTGCTAGGACGATTGCAATTGGCTTACGAGCATATGCCTAAATGGTTACAACAAGGCGTTCTCAACTGGAATAAAGGTTCTATTGAATTAGAAAACGGAAGTAAAATCGTAGCGGCGAGTACATCTTCTAGTGCTGTTCGTGGTAGTACCTTTAATATCATATTCCTTGACGAGTTCGCCTATGTTCCTAATAATATCGCAGAAGAATTCTTTAGTTCTGTTTATCCTACAATTTCATCTGGTAAATCATCTAAAGTGATGATAGTTTCTACTCCACACGGAATGAATATGTTTTATAAGCTGTGGGTTGATGCAGAGAACAAACGAAACGATTATGTGCCAATCGAAGTTCATTGGTCAGAAGTTCCTGGTCGAGATGAAAAGTGGAAAGAACAAACAATACGAAATACATCGGAAGCACAATTTCAGACTGAGTTTGAGTGTGAGTTCCTTGGTAGTATGGATACTCTTATTACTGCAAGTAAAATTAAAACAATGGCTGTTATTAACCCAAAACGAAGTGGCGGATTAGATGTATATGAGTTACCAAAAAAAGACCACACTTATACAGTAACAGTTGATGTTTCGAGAGGACTTTCTAATGACTATTCGGCGTTTGTTGTTGTAGATGTAACGCAAGCGCCATATAAGATAGTTGCTAAATTCAGAGATAACGATATTAAACCAATCGTTTTTCCAAGTATTATAGAAAGAGTCGCAAAACATTATAACACAGCATATGTTTTGATTGAAATAAACGATTTGGGGCAACAAGTTGCAGATAGTATGCAATTTGAGTTAGAGTATGATAATATGATGATGGTTACACAACGAGGTCGTTCAGGACAGGTATTAGGTGGAGGATTTAGTGGTCGAGGTAATCAATTGGGTTTGAGAATGACGAAAGGTACGAAAAAAATCGGAACTTCTAACTTGAAAAGTTTAATTGAGGGAGACCAATTGATTATCAATGACTTTGAGATTATTGCCGAATTGTCTACTTTTATTGCGAAAGGAAAATCATTTCAGGCAGAATCAGGTGCTTCAGATGACTTGGTTATGTGTTTGGTGATATTTGCGTGGTTATCAAATCAACGATATTTTAAAGAATTAACAGATGTTGATGTGCGTGGACAATTATTTTCTGAGCAACAAAATGCGATTGAATCGGATATGGCGCCATTTGGGTTTATAGATAACGGACTTGATGACCCTGAAGGTCGCAACAGTTCGTTTTATGATGACGCTGGCGTACTCTGGCAGCCCGTAACCTATCGCAGAGGCGAAAACTAGTGTTTTCAAAAGTTATAAATATTGTCAAAGGGTTGAAAATAATAATTTTTATTTAAGGAGAACTAAATATGGCTTTTCAAGTATCACCAGGAGTCTCCGTAACTGAAAAGGATTTAACAAATGTTGTTCCTGCTGTATCGACATCAAGCGGCGGAATAGTATTAGTTGCAGAAAAGGGACCAATCGGTGAAATAACTTCTATTTCATCTGAAAAACAATTGGTAGATGTGTTTGGAAAACCAAATGCTTCTAACTTTGAACAATGGTTTACTGCTGCTAACTTTTTAGGATATGGAAACAACCTGAAGGTAGTAAGACCGGTTACAGGCATGGTAAATGCTTGCGTATCTGGTACTGCTATCATAATAAAGAATACTACTGATTATACTGATAATTATGGTCATGCTGCTAGTTTTGCTGCTAATGTTGGTGCATTTGCTGCTAGAGAACCAGGAACTTTAGGAAACAATCTTAAAGTTGCTGTGTGTTCAAACTCTACTGCTTTTGGACCACATTCAATGAGTGGCAATCTAGTTAATGACAGTTCTGCGGCTATCGGAGATACAACTGTAACGGTTGATGATGGTAGTTTAAATCAAGTTGGTGACATTTTAGAATTTGGAGATGCAAGTAATGTACCTTCAACTGACGGCGCACCTTCAGGACATTTTTATAAAGTAACAGCAATAGCTACCAATGTATTAACAATCGCAAGATTTAATCCCTCAACTGGTAAAACAGAAACGGGTGGATTAAGACACGCTGTTGTTGATAATGCTAAATATCTAAGGCATTGGGAATATTACTTTAACTTTGCTAATGCACCAACAACTACAGATGATGTACTTGCTGCTAGTGGTTCATTAGACGAGATGCATATTGCGGTGGTTGATGAAGATGGCGGAATCACAGGAACTGCAGGACACATTTTAGAAACATTTGAAGGAGTATCACAAGCATCTGATGCTAAGACATCTTCTGGTGCAAGCAACTACTATGCTGATGTAATTTACAATCAATCGGCGTATGTGTATGTTATGGACCATGAAACTACACTTGCTAATGCAGGTAGTGCTAAGAAAGGTCAAACATTTGACCAAGCAGGCGCTGCTTCACATTCAGCATTTTCTTACTCACTTGCTAGTGGCACGGATGATTATACAATCACTAACGCTGAATTTGCGACTGGATATGATTTCTTTGCAGACGCTGAAACTGTTGATTTAGCATTACTACTTTGTGGACCATCAAACACAGCTGCTGACGCCACAGGCGACACAAAAGCAACTTATGTTATGGATATCGCAACTGCAAGAAAAGATTGTGTGGCATTCATTTCACCTGCTAACGCAGATGTTGTCGGTGTTACAAACACAGTTACACAAACTCAAAATGTTGTAGGATTTGCTGATGGTCTTCCATCAACAAGTTATGCAGTAATTGATAGTGGTTACAAGTATATGTTTGACAAATACAATGATGTATACCGTTGGGTACCTCTTAACGGAGATACTGCCGGTCTTTGTGCAAGAACAGATAGTATTGCAGACCCATGGTTTTCACCAGGCGGTTTCAATCGTGGACAAATTAGAGGCGCAGTAAAACTTGCCTATAATCCAACACAACTACAACGAGATGAACTTTACAAAGCTAGAGTAAATCCAGTTACTTCTTTCCCTGGACAGGGAACTGTGTTGTTCGGCGATAAGACTGCTCAATCTAAACCAAGTGCGTTTGATAGAATCAATGTTCGTAGATTGTTCATTGTTCTTGAGAAAACAGTTTCTACGGCTGCTAAATTCCAACTATTTGAATTCAATGACGAATTCACTAGGGCGAACTTTAGAAATCTAGTAGAACCGTTTTTGAGAGATGTACAAGGTCGTAGAGGTATTACTGACTTTGCAGTAGTTTGTGATGGTTCAAATAATACAGCGGATGTTATAGACAGAAACGAATTTAGGGCGGACATTTTTGTCAAACCTAATCGGTCTATTAACTTTATTCAACTTAACTTTGTCGCTACTAGAACGGGCGTTGCCTTTTCAGAAGTAGCTGGCGCTTAATAGAGAGGAGAAAGAATAATGCCAAACATTAATGAATTTAAATCTCGACTACAAGGCGGCGGTGCAAGAGCGAATCAGTTTAAGGTCACTATGTCCTTTCCTGGTTATGCTGAAGTTGGTGGAGAAACATCTGATTTATCGTATCTCTGTACTGCAACTTCAATTCCTGGACAAAGTTTAGGAACTGTTGCTGTACCATTCAGAGGTCGTGTACTGAACCTAGTGGGCGATAGAACATTTAGTCCATGGTCTGTTACTGTATTGAATGACACAAACTTCAAAATATATCGTGCATTTGAAAGATGGATGAACGCTATGAATAACATGACTGATAATGAAGGGTTAACAAATCCTGGCAATTATCAAACTGATATCATAGTACAACATCTAGACAGAAACGGTGCAACTCTAAAAACTTATATTTTAAGAGGCGCATTTCCAACAACACTAGATGCCATTACTTTGTCTGCTACTGATAACGATTCTGTTGAAACATTCGATTGTTCGTTTGTATATCAATACTTTGAAACAGATACAACTACATAATTTTAACTAAGTTATAAGGAAAAATATAATATGGCAAATCTACTTGGATTCCAAATAACGAGAAACAAAGATTCAGAGAAGCCAGTAGATGCGAAACAAGCGTTTACTGTTGCTTCTCCTGATGACGGTACTACTACTATATCTGCTGGCGGTTATTTTGGCCAATACTTGGATATGGAAGTCAATGCCAAGAACGATATTGATTTAATTAAGAGATATCGTGAAATCGCACAACACCCAGAGTGTGATATGGCGGTTGAAGATATCATCAATGAAGTCATTGTTTCGGATGAAAGAGATGCTTCGGTATCCGTATCACTAGATAAACTAGCAATATCAGATAATATTAAAACAAAAGTTCGTGATGAATTTGACGAAGTTTTGCGTTTGCTTAACTTTGACGAAAAAGGTCACGATATTTTTAGACGCTGGTATGTGGATGGAAGAATCTATTTTCATAAAGTTATCGACCCGAACAGTCCACGAAAAGGACTGACGGAAATAAGATATATCGACCCACGAAAAATTAAAAAAGTTCGTGAGCTTAGTAATAAGCGAGACCCAAAATCTCTAGGCCTTGAGATGACAGAAATCACGGCAGAGTGGTTTGTTTATAATGAAAAAGGAATATCAGCTGCAAATTCAAATGCTGGTCTTAAAATTGCTCCCGATTCGATAACTTATGTAACATCCGGTGTTGTTGACCAAACCAGAAACATGGTTATGGGTCATTTACATAAAGCAATTAAACCTGTCAATCAACTAAGAATGATTGAAGATGCTGTTGTTATTTACAGAATAGTAAGAGCACCTGAAAGAAGAATATTCTATGTTGATGTTGGTAACTTACCAAAAGTAAAAGCAGAACAATACCTTAGAGATGTTATGGCAAGATATAGAAATAAACTTGTCTATGACGCCTCAACAGGTGAGATTAGAGATGACAGAAAACATATGTCAATGCTTGAAGATTTCTGGTTACCTCGTAGAGAAGGTGCAAAAGGCACAGAAGTTTCTACACTTCAAGGTGGTCAAAATCTTGGTGAGATTTCAGATGTACAATATTTTCAAAAGAAATTATATCAATCTTTGAATGTGCCAATCTCAAGAATGGAATCAGAAAATGGTTTCAATATGGGAAGAGCCGCAGAGATTACAAGGGACGAATTGAAGTTTACTAAATTCGTTCAGAGATTAAGAAAGAGATTTAGTCAAGTCTTTAATGATATACTCAAGACACAATTGGTCTTAAAGGGTATTATTACAATTGAAGATTGGGTTAAGATAAAAGAACATATACAATATACTTTCTTGAAAGACGGATATTTTGCAGAATTAAAGAATGCTGAAATATTGAGAGAAAGAATCGGTCTTGCACAAGAAATTAGTCCGTATGTTGGTAAATACTATTCTGTTGAATATGTAAGAAAAAATATCTTACAACAAACAGATGAAGATATACTTGAAATTGATAGTCAGATTGCTGGCGAAATTAAACAAGGAATTATCGCATCACAAGATTTTGGAGATGATGAGAGCTTTGATGATTCCGATATAAATATAGGAGATGAATAATTATGTCAAATGAAAATGTAGCAAGTATGGTTGATTCTTTGGCGAGTGGAGATAATGTTGCCGCTCAAAATGCGTTTAAGAGTGCATTGACTGATAAAATTGGTGATGCGTTAGATGCTAGAAGGCAGACTGTAGCTAATGATTGGTTAAATGCTGGTGATGAATTAGAGGCAGTACAAGATGCTGCTGGTTTAGATGATGCTGGTGGTGTTGCTCCAGACGGAACAGTAGATTTAGAAGGTCAACCTAATGATGTTGACTTTACTGGTACTGAACCACCTGAAGTAGCAGAACCTTTTGAAATTGATGACGAATCAGTAGAGGAAGAATAAATGAGCGACCTGTCGTTTAAGAAGTTTACAAGACAACTGAATGAGCGCAGGTATATCGGACCTCAAGGTACTGCGGAGTTTGAGAAATTATCTCCAAAGATGAGGGCTGCAATTAATGATGTTTATTCTATGGTTAATAAGGCAGCGGATCCTATTGTGTCAAAGATTGAAGGTATAATTAGGGCAGTATCAAGAAAGCACGGAGTTAGTACTTATGATATTGAAGATTATTTTGACAACGAATTAATTAAATAAAGGAATAAAAAATGGCTATTGCAACAAGAACACTCAAAGATACAAAAATTGCTTCAGGTAGTGGTGCTGCTGGTGGTAAAGTTACTGTTATAGCAAACATGAACGACAACACTACGGCGGACTCTGTTATATTGGACGCAAGTGCGTTGGCGGGACACGCTAATGGTGCAAAATTAGATATAACGAGAATATGGTGGGGATTAGTACAAGGTACTGCTGACGACAACACTGGTTGGGCGTCTGTTGAATTTGTAGGTGCATCTGCTGATACATTGGCAATCAATCTTGCAGGTACAGGACACTATGATGGTACTGCTGGTAAGATTGAGAACAATGCAACAAATACTGGTGCAACATCAGGAGACCTAAAGTTAAACGCTTATGGTGTTTCTGGTTATGTATTAATTGAGTTAAGAAAAGACGAAAGCTTTACTGCTTAATTTCTTATGGAAAATACAGAGGTTGTAGACACTACTTCCAAGTATATTGTTAAGTCTACAGGTATTGGAAGTGAAACTAATCTTGGAAAATGGTTAGTTGATGCTGAAGAACTTACTGGAGGAACAGATAAGTCAAAAGTAAGTTTAATTGAGTGCTACCATTTGATAGAGGGCACAGGAACATTGACAATTAGTACAGGTAGTGAAGATTTGACTTTAACTGGTAAAGGTAAGTATGGATTACGACCTGGACAGTTAAAATTTGGTAACGATAAACAATTTAAACTAACAACTGACGAAGATGTAAAGAGTTATTTGTTAGTAACAGAATTTAGGAGAAACTAATGGCTGATGCTGTAACAAGTCAAACTTTAGTAGATACATCTGGTACAAAAACCGTGATGAAATTTACTAATATGAGTGATGGTTCAGGTGAAACACTTGTAACAAAAATGGATGCTAGTGCGTTGACATTTATGACTGAAGATGCGACTAAATCAATCGCAAAAATTTGGTGGGCTGTCAACACAACTAATGGTAAATCAGGCGTAGAGTTATTGTGGGCAGGTAGTGGTTCGAGTGCCGCTAATTCTACAATATGTTTTTTATCTGGCAGAGGGTTTCACGACTACTATACTGCAGGAAACTCTATTCCAAATAATGCAACATTGACTGCAAACACTTCTCCTGCAGGCGATTTATTGCTTTCGACAAAGGGGTTTGTTGCTGGCGATAATTACACAGTAATAATAGAAGTAAGATAGATGAGTAAAAGAAAACCTAAAGACCGTTCCCGTGCAATATTAGAAAGAATAGTCGGAACAAAGTCAAAGGCAACTTTGGCAGAAGCGTTTAAATTGGCATTTGCAGAAAAATACGATATTAAACGAGAAGAAATTAAACAGGGTATAGTCGATAAAGTATACAACAAAGAAAAGGTGGAGAAATGAAACTAATTACAGAAATAGTTGAAGATGTCGAAATTTTAACAGAGGGCAACGCTAAAGGTGGTAAAGACTACAAGATTAGAGGTGTCTTTATGCAGGCGGATATCAAGAACCGTAACGGTCGAGTTTATCCAGTTGACACTTTGTCAAATGAAGTTAAACGATATACAACAGAATTTATCAATAAGAAAAGAGCTTTCGGCGAACTGGGGCATCCTGATGGACCCACAGTTAATCTCGAAAGAGTTTCTCATATGATAACTAGTCTTAAACCAGAAGGAAAGAACTTCATTGGTGAGGCTAAAATAATGGATACTCCTTATGGCAAAATCGTCAAGAATTTAATTGACGAGGGCGCACAGTTGGGTGTATCTTCAAGAGGTATGGGTTCCATTCAACAATCGAATGGAAGAGGCGTTGTTGGTAAAGATTTTTATCTCGCAACAGCAGCTGATATTGTCGCAGACCCGTCAGCGCCAGATGCTTTCGTTGAAGGCATTATGGAAGGCAGAGAATGGATATGGGACAATGGCGTACTGAAAAGTAAAACCGTTGAAGAATACAAAGAAGAAATAGAAAAAGCAAGAAGTCGTGAGTTGGCTGAAGTCAAATCAAAAGTTTTTGCTGATTTTATGTCTAAATTGTAAAAAAATACGCAAAAAACCATCAATGCGTACGGCTTGAGATGGTAATTTGTATAAATAATTATAATTAACCAATTAATTAATTTTTTAATAAAGGAGACCGAATGTCTGAAACCGAAGTTAACAAAGAAGTAGAATTAGATGAGGCACAAAACGCACCTATTAAGGATGCGGTCGCTTCTGAACCTGCTCACCTTCAAAACGACGCTGAAGATTTGGGTGCACCAGTAGTTAAGCCTACTGATAGTAACCCTGACTCAACGAAAAAGGTTAAAAAAGCATCAGACCCAGCACTCAAAAACGCAAAAGATGGTTCTTTAGATAAAGATAACAAACCATCTGCGATTGCTGATGAAGTAGAAACTGAGGACGAAGTAATTGCCGAAGATTCTACTGACGAAGTAGAGATTGATTTGTCTGATGATGTTAAGGCACTAGTTTCATCTGACGCTGACTTATCTGAAGATTTTAAAGATAAGGCTGCGACAATTTTTGAAACTGCTGTTAAGACTAGAATCAAAGAACAGACGAAAATCCTAGAAGCACAGTATGAAGAAAAACTTGCATCTGCTACTGAAACAGTAAAAGAAGCTATGGTCGAGAAAGTCGATTCATATCTAAACTATGTTGTTGAAGAATGGATGAAAGAGAATGAGCTTGCAGTTGAAAGAGGTATTCGTACCGAAATCGCTGAAGATTTCATTACTGGACTTAAAGGACTTTTCAAAGAACATTATATTGATGTTCCTGAAGAAAAATACAATGTACTAGAAGATTTAACTGACCAAGTTAAAGAATTGGAAGGCAAACTTAACGAACAGATTGAGAAAAATGTCAATCTTTCTAAGGATGTTTCTGAATCAAATAGAGAAAAACTAATCGCTTCCGTATCTGCTGATTTGGCAGAAACAGAAAAAGAGAAGTTTGCTTCTATGGCTGAGAATGTTGAATATGATAGTGCAGAGAAGTTCCAGGAGAAATTAGAAACTATTAAGGAATCTTATTTTCCTAAAACAAAAATAGAAGAAACTGCATCTGGTGATGAAGTTGACTCTGTGGCGGCGAATATACCTGCTGACGCTGGTACATCCGATGCTATGGCTGCATATACGGCCGCTATTTCAAAAAATCTTAATGCTTTAAAGTAATAAGAGTGATAACAATTAAAAATAAATAAAAAGGAGAGATAAATGTATCTTACTGAAAATTTACAAGAAAAGTGGCAGCCAGTATTAGAGCATCCAGATTTGCCAAAAATCGAAGATTCTTATAAGCGTGCTGTTACTACTGTTATTCTTGAGAATCAAGAAAAAGCAGTAAGGGAAGATGCTCAGTTTATGTCTGAAGCTGCACCAGCTAACTTTGCTGGTACACACGGCGGCGCACCTGCTGGTAGCGTTCAAAACTGGGACCCTGTACTAATCTCGTTAGTACGAAGAGCGATGCCTAACTTAATCGCTTATGATATCTGTGGCGTTCAACCAATGACAGGACCTACTGGTCTTATCTTTGCAATGAAATCTCGCTACGGTACACAAGCTGGTGCTGAGGCATTATTTAACGAAGCTGACACAGACTTTGGCGCTAGGGACGCTGCTGGTGGTTCTGGTTCTCCAGATGCACACGCTGGTACTAACCCTGCGACATTGAATGATAGTCCATCTGCTGGTACTTATACTACTGGTTCTGGATTTACTACGCTTCAGGGTGAAACATTAGGTGACGGAACTGATGAGTTTGCTGAAATGGCTTTCTCAATCGACAAAGTTACTGTAACTGCTAAGACAAGAGCTTTGAAAGCAGAGTACACAATGGAACTTGCTCAAGACCTTAAAGCAATTCACGGCTTAGACGCTGAAACTGAACTTGCTAACATCTTGTCAAGTGAAATTCTTGCTGAAATCAACCGTGAAGTAGTTCGTACAATCTATTCACACGCTAAGGCGGGTGCTCAGGTTAATACTACTACTGCTGGTATCTTCGACCTTGACACAGACTCAAATGGTCGCTGGTCAGTTGAGAAGTTCAAAGGACTTCTTTACCAACTAGAAAGAGATGCTAATGCGATTGGTCAGTTAACTCGTAGAGGAAAGGGTAACCTAATCATCTGTTCTGCTGATGTTGCTTCTGCACTTCAAATGGCTGGTGTATTAGACTACGCTCCTGCACTTTCAACTAACTTGAATGTTGATGACACAGGCAATACTTTTGCTGGTGTACTTAATGGCAAGTTTAAAGTGTATGTTGACCCATATAGTGCGAATGTAGCTGCAAGTCAATTCTATGTTGCTGGTTATAAGGGTACTTCACCATATGACGCTGGTTTATTCTACTGCCCATATGTTCCATTACAAATGGTTCGTGCAGTTGGACAAGACAGTTTCCAACCAAAAGTTGGATTTAAGACTCGTTACGGAATCGTGCAAAATCCATTTGCAACTTCTGATGGTGACGGTGCTGTTGATAATTCAGGCGCAGTTGCGGCTGGAAAAGCTAACTTATACTACAGACGAGTTAAAGTTACTAACATCATGTAATCTACTCACAGAGAGTACGAAAAAAGACACCTTCGGGTGTCTTTTTTTTGTCTGCTGGAACTCTTATAAATAGTATTATGACAACGACAAATGTACAAACTAGAGAACCGTCTAAAATGGACTATGCAAGTCCTATTCAGTTTAGGTTCAAAATATCAAAACTACCAGAAGTAGAATTTTTTATACAGACGGTAAATCTTCCTGGCATTTCTATAGGCTCGGCAACTGTGCCAACCCCTCTTTATGATTTTCCTGTTCCTGGAGATGAGATTTCTTTTCAAAGTTTAGATGTATCGTTTCTTGTAGACGAAAATTTGAACAATTATAAAGAATTGCACGACTGGATATCAGGTTTAGGATTTGGAAAATCACATCAACAATTTGCAGATTTACAAGCAACTTCTGAGGATAGATTTCCTGGTTCAACAAAAGGTTCTCTTGTTGCTGGCGTAGAAATACCTGCACCGCTTTCTGAAGGTGGTATATACTCAGACGCTACATTAACGATTTTAAATAGTAAAAATATCGCTAAAACTGAAGTAAGATTTCAGAATGTTTTTCCAACATCTATTGGCTCACTATCATACAATGTACAAGCAAGTGATGTAGATTATTTAAAAGCACAGGCGAGTTTTTCTTATTTAAACTATGATATAGTGCAGATTTCTACTACATAACCCTTGACAAAATCACTAAAAGGTGATATAATAGCTACACTATAAACAACTGGATATACTATGACGCTAGAGGAATTGCAAGAGTCGGTTGACAGAGATTTCAAATTAGATGACACCGAACTCGATTCAGAATCAATCAAAATACCCCTACTTCACAACAAATACTTACAACATTTCAATAAGTTTTCTTTATTATTAAAGAAAGCGGAATATGACCGTAAGGTTCTTGCTAGAGAAAAGTGGGAATATTACACAGGCAAAGCAGACGCTTCAGTATATCGAGAAAAGCCATTTGATTTGAAAATATTAAAATCTGATGTTCACATCTATATGGACTCGGATGAAGAATTACAACGAGCAGACCAAAAAGAAGCATACTTAAAACAAGTGGTAAACTATCTCGAACAAGTATTACGAAGTATAAACACTCGAAACTTCATAATTAAAAACGCAATAGAGTGGAAAAAATTCACTAGTGGAGCAATATAATGGAACATTACAAATTATTTCCTACACATCTTTTTGTATTTGATGATTTTTATAAACATGATGTGGCCGCTATGAAAAAATATATTTCAGACCTATGGGATAAAAGAGATTATGATAATAATTGGCAGACTAAATCTGCTGATTTACACAAGCAACCAGAATTTGCCAATTTAGCTAAAGATATTATTACTGAAAATAAAACAATAATTAGTAAAGTTTTAAAATATTATGCAAAAGATATTGTTATAACTGATATGTGGGCAAATGTATTAAAGCCTGGAGAAATGCATCCACCTCATACTCATTCTAATAATTTTTTGAGTGGTGTTTGGTATTTAGAATCAGACGGTAGTGCTGGTATATTTTTTAAGGATCCAAGGGGCGAAGCAGATGTATTTGTTCCTAGAAAATCGGAAGCGAATACAGAAAATTCAAATATTATATCCTTTGTTTCATTGACAAACAGAGCGATAATATTTCCTTCTTGGTTTCAACATTGGGTTCCTATTAATCATTCCAAGAAAAATCGCATAAGTATTGCCTGGAATATACAAATAAAAGGACAAGTAGGAGAACATCATGAATTCCAATCAGCAAGTTTCTGATTATATCTACTACTATCCAAAGGTTTTAGATAGTAATATATGTAATAATATCATAAACTATTTCGATAAAAACGCCAAATGGGCAACATCTACATTTTCAACAGCATATAAAAATACTGGTACATCACAAGTTACAATGGACGAATATTGGATTAAGTCTAAAGATGAATACTATAATGATTTGAAAAGTGGATTTGAACAATCAGTCAATGATTATGTTAGTGTTTTTGATAAAATTAAAATACAAGCATACACTCAATTTAGAATCAATCGTTATGGCGAAGGCGGTTTTATGAATACTCATATTGATAATATACATTATAGTCATGGTCAACAACAAGGATATCCTCACCTCACATCTTTAATCTTTTTAAATGATGACTATGAGGGTGGTGAATTTGTTTTATGTGGTGAGCCTTTGGAAATTAAGCAAGGGGCTGCTGTTGTTTTTCCTTCTAATTTTATGTACCCACACGAAGTTAAAAAAGTAATAAAAGGGATTCGATTTAGTGTAATGACATGGATAATCTAGTATGGATACTCTTATCATTGAAAAGAAAGATGAGGTGTATCTTACGATTGAATGTGACCCAAATGTTCAGCGTGAGATTTCAGAATTTTTTACCTTTTATGTTCCAGGATATAAATTTATGCCCTCGTTCCGCAATAGAATGTGGGACGGAAAGATAAGATTATTCTCTCAGAAGTATAAAGAAATATATTTTGGATTGTTCCCATACATCAAGGCGTTTGCAGAAGAGCGTGGTTATAATATAGTTTGTGGTGATGGTGTCAACATTGATAATAAAGTCAATAAAGATATTGTTAAAAAATTTGCAAACAGTTTAGGTCAATCTTTTGAGGCTAGAGATTATCAGATTGATGCAATTTATCATAGTTTAAGATTTAATAGAGCATTATTATTAAGTCCGACTGCAAGTGGTAAGTCATTTATCATTTATGCTCTTATTCGATACTATACTCATCTATTAAAAGATAACCCGAAGAATAGATGTTTATTGATTGTACCTACAACATCTTTAGTAGAGCAAATGTATACTGATTTTCAATCGTATGGTTGGAATGTAGAAAACAATTGTCATAGATTGTATAGTGGATATTCTAATGTAACAGATAAGAAAGTTTTAATATCTACATGGCAAAGTTTACACAGATTGCCGAAAGAATATTTTGACCAGTTTGGTGTTGTGTTTGGTGATGAAGCACATTTATTTAAAGCAAAATCATTAACTGAAATAATGACTAAGTTGGTTGATTGTAAATATCGTATCGGATTGACAGGCACATTGGACGGCGCCTTGACTCATAAACTTGTATTAGAAGGATTGTTTGGTGCTGTCAATAAAGTTACATCAACTAAAAAACTGATAGACAAAAAACAACTATCGAATTTGGCCGTCCGTTGTTTGATTTTAAAACACACAGAAGAAAATGCCAAAATAGTTTCAAAAGGAAAGTATCAAGACGAGATTGATTATCTAGTCAGTAGCAAATCACGACAAAATTTTATTCGTAACCTAGCGATTAAATTAAAAGGTAATACTTTAGTTTTGTTTCAGTTAGTAGAGAAACACGGTAAAAATTTATATAAATTGATATATGAAAAAGCAGACGAAAATCGAAAAGTTTTTTATATTTTTGGTGGAGTAGAAGCAGATGAAAGAGAATCAATAAGAGGTATAGTAGAAAAAGAAAATAATGCGATTATTGTAGCAAGTTATGGAACATTTTCTACTGGTATTAATATTAAAAATCTACATAATATTGTATTTGCTAGTCCATCTAAAAGTAGAATAAGAAATTTACAATCTATTGGTCGTGGATTAAGACTAGGAGATAACAAAATTAATGCAGCTTTATATGATATTGCTGACGATTTAACATATAAATCAAGAGAAAATTACACATTAAAACACTTTCAAGAAAGAATAAACATTTACACAGAAGAAGAATTTGACTATGAAATACACAATATACAACTGAAGGAATAGATAAATAGTAGTATGGAGACAATAAACGAACCCAATCATCCAACCGATTACAGAATAGCTAAGTTGATGGACGGAAGTCTGGTAATGGGAACTATTTCTGTTGACGACAATCATATGAGAATTGAAAATCCGTTAGAACTGACAACAATTCCTCGTATGACGGAGTTTGGCCTGAAAGAAGATACAACATTATCAAAATGGATTCCATTCACTAGCGATAGCGAATTCGTTGTTACAAAAGACAAAGTGGTTGTTATATCTTTAGCAACTGTTGAATTAGCACACTTTTATGAAGTTGTATTGAATAAAATGAAAGTTGATGCTAAAAACGCCAGACCACCTTTAACACCAGAGGACATTGATAGAATATTAGATATTGCTGAAGAAATGGATAATGCAGAGTTTATGAGAGATGATGAACCACATGATATGATTGGTGGACATACAATAGAATCAAAAACATTTCATTAAAATGAGCTTTGGCTCTATAGCTAAGCTTACTCTCACCCTAACTACATAGGTGATTATACACTACTTTTTAGAGCCTGTCAAGCGATTATTCCAAATAATTTATTTTCAGCATATGCTTGACAACCCTTTACGAATATAGTATAATGAGTGAAACATTAAAAAATCTTATGAGAGGATTATAATATGGCAGAAGAAGAAAAAGTAAAACCAAAACAAAAACCTCATTATGTAGATAATAAGAAGTTTTTGCAAGCGATGACTGAATATCGTGCATTAAGAATTAAGGCTGAAGAAGAAGGTAAACCTCGACCTCAAGTTACTAATTATATAGGTGAATGTTATCTAAAGATTGCCAATCACTTATCATATAGACCAAATTTCATTAACTATACTTATCGAGATGATATGATATCAGATGGTATAGAGAATTGTCTACAATATATGGACAACTTCGACCCCGAAAAAAGTAAGAATCCCTTTGCATATTTTACACAGATAATCTATTATGCATTTATTCGCAGAATCCAAAAAGAGAAAAAACAACAACAAGTTAAACAAAGAATGATTGCGAATTTTGGCGAAGAACAAATGATGGACCAGCTGGAAGGCGATGATACATTATATCAAAGTCAAATGTTGGAGTTTTTGAGAAGAAATAGTAGAGAAGAGGAACCTGTAGTTAAAGAAAAAAAGTAATATTATAAGGTAGGTATGAAAATAGCATTATTGAATGACACCCATTTCGGTGCCAGAAACGATAGTCTTATTTTTGATGATTATTTCCACAAATTTTACAACGATATATTTTTTCCTTATTTAAAGGAACATAATATAAAAACACTCATTCATCTAGGTGATGTTGTAGACAGAAGAAAATTCATTAATTTTAGGATTGCACACAATTTTAGACACAAGTTTTTACAACGACTATGGGACGAGAAAATCGACACCCATATCCTTATTGGTAATCACGACATTTATTACCGAAACACAAACAAAGTAAACGCAATAAAAGAATTATGCACAGCGCCTGATGGCATCAATGAGCCGTGGATATATGAAGAAGCAAAGGTTGTTGATTTTGATGGTTTAAAAATATTGATGTTGCCATGGATAAATCCAGAAAACGAAGCTTCATCACTTGACTTAGCAAGAACATCTGAAGCAGATATTTGTATGGGACATTTGGATTTAAATAATTTTGCAATGAATGATGCAATGATACAGACACACGGACACGATAAAAGCATTGTTAAACGATTTGAGAGAGTATATAGCGGTCATTTTCATCACAAAAGCGATGATGGACAGATATTTTATTTGGGCAATCAGTATGAAATAACATGGTCAGATTATAACAATCAAAAGGGATTTCATATATTTGATACTGAAACGAGAGAGGTAGAATTTGTTCCTAATCCATATACGATATTTAAAAAACTTATGTATAATGATATAGAAACGAATTATGATAAGTTTGATGTAACAGATTATAATCAAAAATTTGTCAAATTGGTTGTTGTAAATAAAAAAGACACTCAAATGTTCGACAGATTAGTTGAACGAATGTATAACGACATATCAGTCCACGAATTAAAAATATTAGAAGATTATTCTGATTTGTCAGCTTCTAATGTGAGTGATGATGTTGCTGAAGGCTCAGAAGATACAATGAAACTGGTGAGCAATTATGTTGACCAGTTAGAGGTCGACCTTGATAAAGAAAGATTGAAAGTTATGATTAAAGAGATGTATATTGAGGCACAAGATAGTGATATAAAATGATTTCGTTTTTAGAGAAGTTAAATTATGTTCCGCCTGTAATTAAACCCTATGACAAAAATGGCGTAGTTGTTTATAAAGACAAAGATTCTCGTTGGCATTTAACTGTTGATGGTGACCAAATGATGTTATATACTGTAGGACACGAACAAGCACTACACTTTTATTCTCATTATAAGTTAGCTTTCGGTCATGTTATTTGTACAGGTTTAGGATTTGGCGTGAGAGAACAATGGTTAGCAACAAAACCAGAAGTAACTAAAATAACTGTATTAGAAAAAAACAAGGCAGTAATAGATTATCACAAAGATATTGGAACACCGTGGTCAGATAAGATTGAAATTATAAATTGTGATGCAAATGAATATAAAGGTAGTTGTGATTTTTTATCAATAGACCATTATGAAAGACACAGCACAGCAAGTATTATTAATAGTATAAGAACTACAGAAAAAAATATTGATTGTCGTTCTAGTTGGTTTTGGTTGTTAGAAAGATGGTTAGATAGTGGATGTATTGAAAGTAATAACGAAGATTATGTTTATTATCAACCTTGGGAGAAAAATGACCTTTATCAGGCGTACAATAAATTGAAAACATTTCTTGATTTAAAAAGTTTGCCAGAGTTGAATATTAAACAATTGACAGAGTTTGTTGATGTATATTGGAACAGAGTATGATAGTATTTAAAAAAGTAAGATATAAAAACTTTTTATCAACAGGGCAACAATTTATAGAGATTGGTTTGAATGAGGCGCCCACAACACTAGTTGTTGGTGATAATGGCGCTGGTAAATCTACAATGTTAGATGCTTTGTGTTTTGGTTTGTTTTCAAAACCATTTCGCAGTATTAAGAAAGACCAACTCGTCAATACAATCAATGAAAAGGAATGTGTTGTTGAAGTAGAATTTATTATTGGTAAAAAACAATATAAGGTTGTCAGAGGTATCAGACCAAATAATTTTGAGATATGGTGTGATGGTGATATGTTGAATCAGGATGCGGCTGTAAGAGATTATCAAAAGCATTTAGAACAACACATATTGAAATTAAATTATAGGTCATTCACACAAGTTGTAATATTGGGCAACGCTTCATTTGTTCCTTTTATGCAATTGAGGGCGAGATACAGGCGTGAAGTTGTGGAAGAAATATTAGATATTGAAATCTTTTCCAAACTGAATTTAATGTTCAGAGAGAAACAAAAGGCACAAGATGAAACAATCAAACAAGCAGACTTTGATTATCAATTATTAGATGGCAAAATAGATACACAACAAAAACATATTGATGAAATTAACAGTAAAAATAAAGATACTACCGAGTCAAAGAAACTAGACATTGAAAACGCAGATACAGACATAGACAATTATAAAGAAGATATTGCTCGTGTAAGGCGAGATATTGCCGAATTGCAAGTAGAAACGCTTGATGAAACAAAACTAAAAGACAAACACGGCAAGCTTATGACTATGGAAGCAAAGATAGAAAATACTTGTATCAAACATAAAAAAGAATTGAAATTTTTTAAAACACATGACGATTGTCCGACTTGTCAGCAATCTATTGATGAAGCATTTAAAAAGGCAACAATAGCTGTGAAAGAAGCCAAAGTTACAGAACTAGAACTTGGTATGGAACAACTTGATAATGCAATTAAAACATCACAAAAGAAACTGGATAGAATACACGAACATATTGTCGCAATACGAGAAAAAGAATTATTGATTAATCGTTACGAAACTTCCATAGAAGAAATTGAAAAATATAAAGCAAAGATACAAGAAGAAATATTAGAATTATCAGACGAAAAATTTTCAACAGGCGTTGCAACAGGCGAATTAAATCAACTGCAAGAACAATTAACAGAAGCTGGAAAAGATAAATTAAAACACAAAGAAGAAAAACTCTATATAGATACTGCTAGACATCTTATGCAGGATAGTGGAATTAAAACTAAAATTATCAAACAATACCTACCGATAATGAACCACTATATCAATAAGAATTTAGCGGATATGGACTTTTTTGTTAATTTTACTCTTGATGAGGAGTTTAATGAAACAATTAAGTCAAGGCACCGAGATGAGTTCAACTATCACTCTTTTAGTGAGGGTGAAAAATTGAGAATTGATTTGGCAATACTATTCACCTGGCGTGAAATTGCTAAACTTAAAAACTCAACAAATACAAATCTACTTATACTAGATGAAATATTTGACAGTTCGTTGGACTCATCTGGTACTGAAGAATTTATGAGAATACTACATTTTACAATGAGTAAGGAAAATGTGTTTGTTATATCTCACAAGGCAGACACTCTAATAGATAAGTTCCCGAGAGTGATGAAATTCGAGAAATATAAAAACTTTACACGGATGGCAGAATAATGGTAGAATCAACAAATATAAATTATGAAATTTTTACTTTAGGCACTAGTATAGTAAAATTTAATTTACCTATGGAATTAGTAGATGATATTAATAAGGCGTATGATGAAAATTCAGAAGATTTAAAACCACACAACGATAAACTTGCTGGTAAAATTGCCGAAGAAAAGGTAGTTGATGAAATATTAACTCCCGATATTCAAAAGGAGTTTCTAGGATGTTTTAACCAATATTTAAAACTTACTCAAAAGATAAAATGGAATCCTGTTTTAGCTAAAGCTTGGATAAATGAAATGAAATCAGGTGAATATAATCCCATACACTATCACACAAGTAAAAATAGCGAAGTAGGATTATCGTCTGTATTGATGTTGAAACGACCTGATTGGTATGGTGTGGAAGCATCTAATGAAGATAGACCTGCAAACGGATGGTTAGGATTTTCTGGTGGTGACCAAGCGCCACTTTCTAGGTCGCAAACCAGAGTAGATGCACAAGTAGGGGAGTTTTTTGTATTCCCATACTCTCTGTTACATGGTGTATATCCGTTTAATAGTACAGATGAAGTAAGACGAACATTATCTTATAATTGTGATTTAATTAGAGAAGGAGCATAATATGGCAAAAAAACTAACACCAGAAACAATAGAAGCGGCCGCTCAACATTTAGAGAATATACAAACTGGTAAAACACCTATTCTTAATGGAAAAGGTTCAGAAGAAAAATCTAAATCAACATACACGATTGGTAAAAAAGAAAAACAACAAATTTTCCCTTTAATACCACCAAACGACCCTAGATTGTTAATGCAGATTGCACCTTTTATGGACGATACTTTAGAACAATTTGGTTTTAAAGATAGAAAGGAATTAGCAAAAATGATGTATGAAAATATGACCAAATATGGCGGACTTGGTTTGGCGGCGAATCAACTTGGTTTGCCATATCGTATGTTTGTTATGGGCGGACATCCAGAGATTGAAAATGGCAAAACCAGATATATTTTTAACCCAATAGTTAATGATGTAAGTGAAGAATCAATAGTATTAAAAGAGGGTTGTTTATCATTTCCATTTTTGTTTTTATCTATCAAACGACCTAAATGGGTATCTGTAAAATACACAGACGAAAATGGTGAAGAAATAGAAGAAACTTTACACGGAATGTCGGCACGAATATTTCAACACGAAAATGAACATATGAATGGATATGTTTTTACAGATTTAGTAAGTAAGTTGAAGTTAGAACGAGCCGAAAAGGCAAAAGAAAAAATGATTAAAGAAATAAAGAGGAGACAAAGTGCCCCGAAAATTATCCACTAAGAAATATATCCATGTAAATCAACATAAGATTAGAGCAAATCTAAAACACGGTACTGTTGAACCTGTAATCACAATTAAAGAAGGACGCAAGAATACTTATTGCCACGAAGTAGAAATATTGGGTCCAAGTAAGGTTGTTTATGGGGAAAACGGCGAGAAGATATTAGGGTGTGGTGCTAGGGTTGTTGTTGAAACAGACTCAGAATACAGGGTTATACGCTAAACACTACTCTTAGAGCAACGAGGATTGACAAGGAACGACTTTTATAGTATAATAGACCAAATGATACACGCAAAAGATACAGATTTTGAAGAAATAAAAGCAATATTCAAACAACATAAAGAATGGTTTGGGTTTGTTAGGTCTGATTATATTGAGCGAACAATTATAAACAATGGAGAAAAGTTTAATTTTCCGGTGTCGTTTGATAATAAACATCAAAGTAATAATTATTTGATATTTGAAGATGATGTAGTAATAACATACGCTATTAACAAAGTTAAACATAAACTTGGAAAGTTTCCAAATGTGTGCAATATAGACACATATAAGGGTGATGTTATTTTACATCAAATTGCGGCTAAGAATAGAAATGGTTCTGCAAGTAAAGTACTTCAAAAGTTTTTTAAAGAATACAGACGGGTTTTTCTAACTGTTCGTAGTGATAATGAAATTGCAAAGAAATTTTATAAGAAGAATGGCATGAAGCTTATAGGTCATACTACCTTTTCAGGCACAATACCTGGCGATATCTATTTTCACGATAATTTAGAAGGAATATTTGAATGAATGATGAATTAGTACAACAAGTATATGATGATTGGAAAGAAAGAGGATTTCCATATTACCCGACTGATGAAGATTGGAGGAACCATATATATAAGCAACTGGTATCTTTTAAAAGGGATACTATTGTTGATAGAAGAATAAAGGTAATAGGTCAATCAGCACATGGATTGAACCTTGCGTGGTCATTTATGGAACACGCTTGGGGAATCAAGTGTGGTAAGATGAACACTCCTATGGAGATTTGGAATAGTGAGGAACATCTGAAAAAAGGACTTGCCAAGATTCTATCGGGCACCTTCTTTCCAAAGAAGCTTGCCCATAAAATCACCGAGTCTGACATGAGAAGTATGTTGAGGCGTTATTCTGGTACCCAGATGGTGTCAAATTTCAGACCAACGGCAGCGGCGGCGATGTACGATATATTCGTAGATAAAGATAGTCCATTAGAAGGGACTGAAGCCGGCACAGTATGGGATCCAAGCATGGGATACGGTGGTAGATTACTAGGGGCTATAGCCGCCGGTGTTAATTATATCGGTACTGACCCGTGTGTTCCGACATACGAGGGGTTAAAACAAATCAGAGATACTTATGGTCATTCCCATAAGACATATACATTACTCAGACAGGGTAGTGAAACTTACATACCACCAGAAGAAAGTTTAGATTTTGTCTTTACTAGTCCACCTTACTTTGCTTGGGAAGCATATGGTGATGAACCAGAACAATCCAGTATCAAGTTTAAAACAGCTGATGTTTGGAAAGAGAAGTTTTTAAAACAGACTATCGCCAACGCACACCATGGTCTTAAAACAGGCAAATATCTTGCACTCAATGTTGCAAACACAAAACAATATAAAACTTTCGAGGAAGATACAGTATCACTTGCAAAAGAAGTGGGATTTGAACACACCGATACTTGGTGGTTAGCATTGAGTACTCAACAAGGCGGTTCTGCTGTTGCAACTCTAGATGGTGATGTTACAGAAACCAAACAGAAACAGAAATATATGGGCGAGTATATTCGGCCCGATATTCCAGGTCGCAAGTTTGAACCAACTTTTATCTTTAAAAAGTAGATAGATGGCGGACTTAAAGCCCGCCCTATTGATTATTTAATAGTAAACACCTTTGGTTTCTTTTCATCTGGAATTATTTTTTCCAAACTAACAGAAAGTAAACCGTCTTTTAGGTTTGCACCTTTGACTACAACATCATCTGCAATAGTAAAGTTTCTAGTAAAAGACCTTTTAGAGATGCCTTGGTGTATGATTTTTTCATCTTTGTCCAAAACTTCTTCTTTTTTGTCTACTGATTTAATAGATAAACGATTCTCAACCGATTTAACTTCAATATCTTTTTTACCAAAACCAGCAACCGCCAACTCGATTACATAATCGGTGTCGTTTATTTTGCGAATGTTGTAAGGTGGATAATGATTTATAGACGAACTGTTAAAAGATAACATTCTGTCAAAGTCATTAAAAAGATTATCAAAACCAATTGAAAATGGTTTGAAAGGTTCCCAATTAGTGTATTGGGCTAGCTCATGTCTTGTCATGTTTTTCTCCTTATATTAAGCAAGATTGTAAAATGATACCTCACCATTGAGCGTATCACTAATATTTATAAAAATTCCATGTACATTTTGAAATTTTTATGGGAATATTATATCATAGTTGGCTTATTCTGTCAAGCATATCAAATAAAGTTGAATTCAATTCAACCTAAGGTGAATATTTTTCGAGAAAAAAGATGGAAAAGTCCTTGACATTTGTCCGAAACTAGTGTAAGCTGTACATATATGATGAAAAAGGGTGATAAAAATATGAGTAAATTTGAGTTCAATAAAGAAGCAAAATCATATCTTGCAAAATTACTTGCTACTGAAAATCTTACAGTAGAACACAGAAAAGTAAAAACTGCATATTTTGATTTAGAAAAAAGATTACTTGTCGTTCCTATTTGGAAAGAGATGAATGTTGATATTTTAGATTTACTTCTTGCCCACGAAATTGGTCACGCTCTTTACACTCCTCAAGATGAGTGGAAAGAAGCTATTGACAAAAAGATTCCTCATTCATTTTTGAATGTTGTTGAGGATGCTCGAATTGAAAAACTAATTAAAAGAAAATATCCAGGATTATCTCAATCGTTTATTAAAGGTTACAGAGATTTAATCGCTAATGATTTTTTCAAAACTGCTGATAAAGATGTCAATGAAATGTTATTGATTGACCGATTGAATATGCATTTTAAATCTAGTCATGTTGAATCCACTATCGAATTTAATGATGATGTTGAATTAGAGTTTGTTGACCGAATGGCGAATGTTGAAACATTTGCTGAAGTTGAAGTTCTTGCTAAAGATTTGGCAGAATATTGTAAAGGTGAATCTGAATTGAAAAGTTTGGATGACCACGATTTTGAATCTATTTTTGGTGATGATGGTGAAGATAATACCGAAGGCGACGCTGATGATGGCGACAACAACGGCAACGGCGACGCTGATAAGAATGACGGCGACGGTGAAGAATCTGATGAAAATTCAAATTCAGGTTCAAGTAAAGATGGTGAAGAAGGTGATGAAGAAGGTAAAAATGATGAATTTACTGATTCAAGTGGCGACCAATTTGATACATCAAATGACGGTGTTGCCCCAGGTGATTGGTATCCATCTTCTGAAACAGATGATGCTTGGGAAAACCGAAAGAGTGATTTAATAGATGAAAAATCTAAAGATAATGTTTATTTTCATGTTCACGAATTTAAAAACTTGAATGAATATGTATTTGATTACAAACGAGTTTTACAAGATTTTAGAGATAACAAGAATGACCGTGATAACCGACACAGTTATTACAAAGAGGCTTGGGTAGAGTTAGTTGCTGATTACAAAAAGTTTCAGAAAAAACAAAGTAAGGCAGTTAATTATATGGTCAAAGAATTTGAACTCAAGAAGGCCGCAACTGCTCATAGTCGTTCAATGCAGGCAAACTCTGGCGTTGTTGACCCACTTAAATTACATAGTTACAAATTCAATGATGATATTTTCAAAAGATTGACAGTTACTCCTGATGGCAAAAATCACGGATTGATGATGTTTATAGATTGGTCAGGAAGTATGTGCGATAAACTTGAAGCAACAATTCACCAGTTAATGAACCTAACAATGTTTTGTAGAAAAGTTCAAATACCTTTTGAAGTTTATGCTTTCAGTAATAACACAAGCTATAACAGAGTTTGGGTTGAAGGCAAAGATGAAAAACAGAGAATATATCCTAATGTAGATTATCAAAACGGCGATATAACAATTGATAGGCAACTTACATTGCTGAATTTAATTTCTTCAAAAATGTCTGCTAAAGAATATGAAGAAGGTATGACTAATTTATATTTCGTTTCGATAAAATATGGATATGACCCTTATTCATATCGTAGAAGAAATTATGATTATGAAGCTGCAAAGGCAGAACAATGGAAAGGTGATTTAATGGGTATACCGTTGGGATACAACCTTAGTTCTACTCCATTAAATGATTCAATAATGGCTGCAATGAAGATGGTTCCCGCTTTTAAGAGAAAATATAATATTGATAAAATGAATACTGTATTTTTAACTGATGGATGCTCAGATGGTGGTGAAAAAATTGTTGTTACGGATTCAAAAGAAATTGATGATGGTACGGTAGAGAGTTCCAAAAGTGGTTGGTGGGGTAGAAGAAGTGGTCAAGAAGGATTGCATTTTAAAGATTTTAATTCTTGGCAAGTTAATAAACTAATGACCGACAGACTTACTAAAAAGACCTTTAAAGTTGGTGATAATCGGGACGGATTAACTGATGCTTTGTTAAAGATTTTGAAATTACGAACTGGTTCTAAAGTTCTTGGGTTCTATGTTGCTGAAAAAACTACTATTGACGCTGGAACTTTAAACAGATATTTTCCAGAGAATAATTATTATGCTGAACCTGGTGTTAAACTTTATGATAGAAAAAAAGTTAAGGCTGAATTCAGAAAAAACAAATGTTTAGTTGTTACAGAAAAAACAGGATATGATGAACTTTATCTCCTTGCTGGGGGTAATATGAAAGTTTTAGATGGTGAAATGGCGACACCATCTGAAAATGCTAAAAAGGGTGAAATAAAAAGATTGTTTGCTGGTTCTCTAAAGGCCAACAAATCAAGTCGAGTTGTTCTAAACAAGTTTATTTCAAAAATCGCCTAAAATGGGAAAAGTTATGAAAATGGAAGATATAAAGTTAAACCCACGCCAAGAACGATTTGTTAAATTGGCAAATGACGAGGGTTTTACTAACAAAATTTCTCGAAAAGATATTGTTATTTTACAGGCTAAATATGGTATTAAAAAACCCACTTGGTTGATGAAAAATACTATTTACCGATATTCTAGAGGAGTTTATAAATTGCCTTCTTTATTGTCGGTAGAGGAACATATTCTGAATATGGTTAAATCTTATGGTGAAGATTAAGTTGAATTCAATTCAACCTAAGTTGTCCATTTTTCATCCGAAAAGATGGAATAATCCTTGACTTTGAGATGAAAAGAGAGTAAAATAGGACTTGAAAGATTGAGAAATACTAATTACATTATGAAAGGAAAAAATATGAAAAATTTAAATGCGACACAAACCGAACAAGTAGAAGCTTTGTTCAAACATTATGGACGAACTGAACTCCATCGTTCTGAAATTAACGATTTTGTCAAGTCTGGCAAAATCAAAAATCCAAGTTGGTTAAAAAACGAAAAATATAAAGTTTCTCGTGGAGTTTATTCATTGCCGATTGAGGGTAATGATTTCTCACCAACACTTACTGATGTTCCACTAGTTGAAGAAACTCCAAAAAATGAAACTGTCAATCAGGCCGCTTTTGTTGTTTCAAGTTTAGTCGGCAACATTGTTCCTGAAAAAGACCCAGTTTTTGTTCCTTGGGGATATTTTAGAGATATTAAAAAGATTGTTACTTCAAAACAATTTTATCCAATATTCGTTACCGGTCTTTCTGGTAATGGTAAAACTATGAATGTTCAACAGGCTTGCGCTCTGGCAAAACGAGAGTGTATTCGAGTTAATATTACGATTGAAACTGATGAAGATGATTTGCTTGGTGGATATCGATTGCAAGACGGTCAAACTGTCTGGCAGAACGGACCGGTTATCGAGGCAATGGAACGAGGTGCTCTATTGTTGCTTGACGAAATTGACCTTGCTTCAAATAAGATTATGTGTCTACAACCAATCCTTGAAGGCAATGGAGTTTTTCTGAAAAAGATTAACCGATTTGTTAAACCTGCTAAAGGGTTCAATGTGATTGCTACTGCTAACACAAAAGGTCAAGGTTCTGATGATGGTAAGTTTATCGGAACTAACATTCTGAATGAGGCGTTCCTTGAACGATTCCCAATTACTATCGAACAGGCTTATCCTTCAAATAAGATTGAAAATAAAATCTTAATGAATGTAATGTCCGACAAAGGACTTGCTTCTGCTGTTGATAGTGCGTTTGCTAAAGATTTAGTTACTTGGGCAGATATAATCCGTAAAACTTTTTATGAAGGCGGAGTTGACGAATTGATTTCAACTCGCCGTTTAGTTCATATCGTTGAGGCATTTTCAATTTTCAAAAACAAAATGAAGGCAATTGAAATGTGTACTAACCGATTTGATTTGGATACTAAAACTTCGTTTTTAGATTTATACACCAAGATTGATGGTGGCGAAGATGTTTCAAGTTGGTCAAGTTCAGGCGATTTAGAACCAGAAGTTGAATCCGATGATGATGAGGACGGTAATGTGAATTACTAAAAATTCATTTTTCATAATGTAACGAGTGGGCGGTTAATCCGCCCATTTTTTACATATATGCTTGACAGAACCAACAAAATAGAGTATAATAGTTAGAAAACAAACTCAATACTGATGTTGCCAAGTGTTGAGTTATGATTATCCGGCAACAAACTGACTTGAAGGAGTTATACAATGGCATATAAAAGGCTAACGAAAAAACAAAAGGTATTAAATCTTTTGGCGAAAGGAAGACCAGTAACATGGACATCCTTGAGAACAAGGTTTGATTTGACATCACCACGAGCAATGATTGACCAATTGCGAACTGAAGGACATATGGTGTATATTAACACAACACCAACTGGCACTACATATCGTATGGGCAGACCAACTAAATCAATTATCGCTGCTGGTGTTGATAAAGTATTTTATTTTGGTAAAGATGAAAAGACTACCAATCTAAACGAAATTGTTGCCGCTGGTATCGAATCTTTATACGGCACTCAAAAATACGCTTATTCTAACCAATAAAGTATTTTGTTGTATAAATAGGAGTGATAGGCTGCTCGTAAGTCCTATCAATTCGAGGTAGAGTGTCATCCGCAATGACACCGCATATAAGGTTTCGAGTAGTTTCTCCTTTCAAGAAAAACTACTCACTTTTTACTTGACAATATTATAGGAAACATAATGAAATTAAATCAAAACACCCAAGATATTCTTAAAAACTTTTCTGAGATTAATACAAACATATTAATCAAACCAGGAAGTGAATTGAATACAATCTCCACTATGAAAAACATTTTAGCCAAGGCAACTATCAATGAAAGTTTTGATAAAGAATTTGGCATTTATGATTTGAATGAATTTCTTTCAGTAGTATCAAGTTTAGATAAACCTGAATTGACACTACAAGAAAAACATATGACAATCTCAACTGAAGGCAGTCGTTCAAAAGTTAAATACTTTTATTCAGACCCATCGGTAATCGTTTCACCAACTAAAGATGTGAAAATGCCAGAATCAGATGTAACATTTAGTTTATCTGAATCCAATTTGAAACAACTATTAAAGATGGCGGCAATTTTAAGTTCGCCTGACCTTGCATTGGTTGGAACAAAAGGTGGTGATGTTGTTTTGAAGGTGTGTGATAAGAAAAATGATACATCAAATAAATTTGATATTGTTGTTGGTGAAAATGCAACAGCAAACTATACTTTCTATTTCAAAGTAGAAAATCTTAAAATGATATCTGGCGATTATGATGTTGCCGTATCATCAAAGTCTATTGCTCATTTCACAAACACAAAACTTCCAATTGAATATTGGATTGCACTTGAACCAGATAGTGTGTTTGACGCTGGTTAATTTTTTAATATTATGAACAAGGTGAATTATGAGTACAGACTTCCTATGGGTCGAGGAGTATCGGCCTAAAACAATTGATGATTGTATATTACCACAATCTCTAAAAACATTATTTCAGTCCTTTATCAAAAAGGGCGAAGTATCTAATCTATTATTTTCTGGTACACCAGGCGTTGGTAAGACCACAGTCGCAAAAGCATTATGTGAAGAAATGAATTGCGATTGGATTATGATTAATGGTTCCGAAGAAGGAGGCATTGATGTACTCAGAAATAAAATCAAAAACTTTGCTTCAACAGTATCACTCTCTGGTGGTAAAAAAGTAGTAATATTAGACGAGGCAGATTATCTCAATCCTCAATCAACACAACCTGCTTTAAGAGGTTTTGTTGAGGAGTTTCACAAGAACTGTCGGTTCATTCTGACTTGTAATTTCAAGAACAGAATTATCGAACCACTTCACAGTCGATTTTCAAATATCGAATTCAGAATTAATCCTAAAGATAAAGGCAAGCTTGCAACGAAGTTATTTGAAAGAGTAACATATATTCTTAAAGAACAAAATATAGAATATGAAGAATCGGTCGTTGCAGAATTAATCAAGAAACATTTTCCAGATTTCAGAAAACTCATAAACGAATTACAAAGATA